AAGAATACCAGTACTAACGATTTGAGCGATTTGTCCGCTGACAAAACTAATGGAAGTTCCAGAAGTTCCAGAGCTTACCGTATGGTCTACATCACGGTAATCATCATTACGGATAATAGTAATGGAATCGATTACGCCGCCACTATTGTTGTCTTCACTTAGATTGGCATCCATGTCCACCAGGATTGCTGGGGCTTGACCGCCTTGTACAAACAATGTATTTGCTGCACCAACGATTTGAGTGGTTACTCGTACCGAATCAAATAACGGTCGATCAATTAGAAGGGGTTGCTTGTTGGTGGCTGTCGAGCTCAATGTTAACTAAACACCCTGTCTCTGGTAAATTGACAGAGGTCCCTGAAAAACTTCTTTTATTCTAGCAGAGTTTTAACCACCCATGAAACTCCCTAAATTCCCAAAGGGCGTATTAGGCATCCTGGCGGTATCCGTAAACAAAGCTTCTGGATTTGACTGGAGAGCAAGGAAACGTTGAAACAAGTCACCTGTTTCTTTCGGTTTGAATTTAAACTTCTTGCCCATCATGTAATCCACTTTGCTTTGCGGATTAAATAACATATCTTCTCCAAACTTTGCCGCATATACCTCACTAGGTAACACGTCCGAATCTGCATACTCAGCGTAGTACTTCATGCGAATCCACCAAAAGGATTAAGAACATTCTGGAGAATGTTTTGTGTCATAGAGGCCTTAACTTCGTCCAACAAAGTGTTGGCAATACTTTTCCTTTCTTCCACATCAGAAGCGTTTGCTGCACCACCGAGGATAGGGGCAAGGATCTCGGATACACTTAAACTACCACTAGGCACCTGACCCCCTTGAGTAATAGCCCCTGGTAAGGGCGCCCCGGGGACTGCTGCTTGTTTAAATAAACCAACACCTTTATTGTATAAATCTCCGCTTAGCCCGTTGAAATAAAAATTACTTTTTCCAGGAACGGGCATGTAATCCCCTGGTTTCTTATTGCTATAAGCAGAAACGCCCCTGAAAGACTGTGCACCCTTTGATTTGTTAAACTGTTGCCCAACTAAATCAGGGTTGTTTACGATATCCCGCAAGCGCTTAAATTCTGATTCACCACCAAGTACTTTTGCACCGAACACGGGATCGGCTAACTGTGCCATGCTGTAGTTATCAACAGCCACATACTGACCGGGGGCTTTTGCAATGTTGCGGATGTCTTTACCGCCCCATTGGCCACTGAGACGCCTTGCAATAGCATTTGCAGCAACAGCAGCTACGTCAGGACTGTTAGGGCCACCACGGAAACCTTCCAATCCAGACAATACGGCTAGCGCATTGACTTCTTCAGGTTTTAATCCAAAAATATCTTGGATGGTTTTGCGGGGCGCCATGGGAGTTATTTTATTTTTTTGATTATTCTCCTACCCAGTTTGACTCTGCCTTAAGACCGGGGACAAATACTGCTTGTAGAGCTACGACTAGACTCAGTTTGGCAGTGAGGCGACGGACGAAATTACGGCAGAGAATCATTGGTTTTTAGCGAGGACACTGGTTTCCGTAGACCTTGTGATCAGTTACCCAGTAGGTGGACTTACACACCGGGGTGCTGCCAAGTGACTTTAGTCTAACAAAAGTTTATCTTCCTCTTGTTCCGACTCGGTTTAAAAGCTCTTGAAAGATAGCTTTCCTTTGTTCCAAGGGATTTGCAAATGTAGTTGTGCTCATTGGTGTAATATATTCACCCTGAGCACCACCGACTGCTTTTAACATTCCTGCTTCAGCTGGTGAACTTGGCGCAAAAGCAATATTTCCTGCACTGCTCATAGCGATGTTGGGATCGTAACTTTGCGCCGCAAGAATTTCTTGATCGGTCAATGCTTGATTCGGACGAAATTGACCTTGAATCTGTTGAGCCGTTGAAAGAGCAGTATTCGGATCAAAACTTTGCGTACCTAACACCTGCTCATTGTTTAAAAAGGATGCTGTTGCTGGATTAATGACGCCTTGAATTGCTTCATAACCAGTAGAGCCGGGCTTTACTTTTGCTGCTAGGCCACCATGCTTTGCGGCCCAAATGCGCATACCTTCATCACGTACAGCATTCATCTCTTCTTGAATTTTGGCCGTACTACGAGCTCTTTCATAACGTTGTAGCTCAGGATCTTGTGCAGTTAACTGAGCAGTACGCAATAGCTCCTGTCGATAAGCACGTTCTTCAGGGGTAGATGCAACCTCTTCGAAAGAAGAAGAAGCCAATTGATTTGGAACTCGAATGCTTCCGTATTGACCACCAATTTGCCCAGGAGCACGTTGATAAACTAAGTCTTTACCTGACTGAGCCGGGAAAAAACGTTGGCCACCTACCGTGATTTCCCCGAGTCCAGCAGTATCTGCATTCCAGCCACCGGGAGCAATTAAAGCTTCCCTACCGCCAACCATTCCACCTCTTAAGGTAGGTATAGAAGACGTTGGTGGTTTAAGCTCAAGTAGTCTACGTGGATCAAAGAGTTGAGCAGCATATGCCAACGGGTTGTTTGGTTGTGCTCCTTTGATAGTACCGCCTGCCCTCAAATTGTTAAGAACAGCTTGCTGAGCCACACTTTGGATTGGAGAGGGCTTTCTTTTGGGGGAACGTAACAATCCTCCAAACATGCCACGGAGCGTATTAAAAGATTCTGCAGTGGTAGGGGTAGACATACTTATCTCCAGTTAAGGTTTAAAAAAATACTGGAACCAGTACTTACGTCTGCTGGCCCAGGAAGCGCCTGGATAAATTCAGCACCAGAGCGTTCGTAACGATACCTGGCCTGGAATGGATCCTTGTAGTTAGGAACGTAAAGGATATTGGCAAGTCGATTTGTCTCATAGAGATAAATCTCATCCCATACCTTTAACGCTTCCTTGGCATTGCTAGATCTAATTGTACGATCAACGTCACCAGCAATGTTCTCAATCCGAGTAGAAGGCGAAGTAGCAACTTCGGTTTTCTTTTCGGCTGTGTCACAGCGACCGACTTGAATGATGATCTTGTCGTAGAAGTAAGAGTCAGGTACTGTGTTTAGGGATTCTTCCAAACGGGAGTAATCACCCGCTGGCACAGAAACCACATAGTAACCAAGGTGGTATCTAACTCTACTTTTGTCGAAGTCAGACAGCCGCACTGCTTTCACTCACTGTGTTTTAATTATACGTTCAGCAAATCAACCAAACATGCCCGAAAGAATATCTTGATTTGCAAGAGCATTACCTTGCATAAACGGATCATTTGTTTTGTAAGCATCCAGGAAGGACATTGGATTAAGAGCTTGACTTAATACCTGACCAACCAATTGTTTTTTTATGTTTGATGCGAGGGTTTCTTTTGGTGCCGCCTGCTCCCTGGGATCTAATTTATATTGTGTGCCGCGAAGGAAAGCTTCTAAGACATCTTGTGTACGCTGATCTACATTAGTCGGTACTGGTGTTGTTGCCGAAGATGTTGACAAAACACTTCCTGGCATTACGTCCGTTAACTTACCGCCTTGCGTGGTTCTACCAGTAGCAAGCCACTCAAACTGCTGGTCAGTAATAGGCTTTTTCCCCTCTAGTGCTAAGTGCACATGAGTATCGTGTCCTTTATCACCAGGGCCTAATGCTTCGTTAAACAAACCAAGTTGCTTTGCGCGGTAAGAAAGCTCACCGGTACGTTCCTTCCAGTGTTTTGGCTTGCCCCCTGAGTATGCAGGCGCCATGTCAGGGCGCCAATCCCTAACATCAATTGCCATGCCCCTTGGATGGTACCCAGTAGGAGAATGCCCTTTTCCAACGCCACCAAACGCAGGATGTTCTCCTATGTTTAATCCGTACTTTTCAAGGAATTTAGCAACGCCAACAATGTCACGTTCGGCCATTATCTTTTTATTTTTAATTCTAAAACAACAAAACCCCTGGTTTCCCAGAGGCCTTGCGTTTGGAGATGAGAATCAAACTCTAATTAAATCAGCGGCGATCACAGCCTCCCAATCTACCCTTTTAATCTGTTTCAACTGATCGAGACTTGTAAATCTTTCACCCGACAAAGAGAGTTGAAGATCTTTTATTTCTCGAGCAGTCTTCAGACCAATTCCTTTGATGTGGTCTGCAATCATCTGGGCGGTTGCGCCGTTGATGTTAAGCCTGGTATCAGGAGGAAACACACGTGGCTCCTCCTTTGCTGCCTTGTCTTTTACCTGAAGAGTTTTGACCTTTTGTGTGGCCTGTTCATCGGGTAGTAACTCAGTCTTGTAAGCGGTGTAAAGGCGACCGTCCTGATCTTCGACCATGAACCAATCGCCTTCATCCCATTCACTAACAATACGTACCCGTGCTCCAGTCTTTTTGTGACGATGGAGAATCTCTTCAGTGTTGGTAGACATAAAACCAGATCATTAATTAATCTGGTTTTAGTTTAGCCTAATCAGCTAACAACGCGGCCAGTTAGATAGCCATCAATATCTTCGTAGCCAGGAGCTTCGTCAGGCTGGAAGTAACATACTTCAACCACAACGTAGCCTACGCGACCAGCAGTAGAGTCGCCACTGGAGATGTAGAAGCCACCAGACGTAGAGGTGCCAGTTTGGTTACCACGTGCTTGAACCGTATAGGTGGTAGCAGCAGTGATCTGCTTGTACACCTTAGGAATCAAGGTTGCGGCAACACCGGTTTCAGTGAGGAACGGCTGGGTTCCATAAGCTGCGGTGCCAGCGGTGAAGAAGATCTCACCAGCTTGAGTACCAGAAACAGTGGAAACCAAGTTTGCCTGGGCTACGGCTTCACTAACAGTACCCGTCGAAGTCAGGCCGGGGCCAAACGTAATGACGTTACCAGTTGCGGCGTAGATACCAGAGGCAACACGACCATCACCCCAACCGGAAGCAACGGATGCAGCGGCGCGATAGATGTAAGCAGGGCGAGTTGCATCACCAGAAATTACCATACCGGTGATATCGGTACGTGTATCATCCTGCCGATAGGGCGAAGGAACGATAACAGAACCAGATGCAACAGGACCTGAGCCAGACGTTGCCGTCACAGCAAGGTAGCCACGGGTTTGGAAATAACGATAGCCAGGGATGGCCAACACTGAAGTTGGGCCGCCCTTAGAAGCGTCGATTGTACCGGCGCCGTTATCATCAATGTTTTTATACCAGCCGTTTAGGGGACCAGCCCAGTTGCCGGGATAAATTTTCTTAGCTGAAAGATAGGACATTTATTCCTCCTTAATGTAATTTATTCTTTATCAGACAGTGCCGTCATCACGCAGGAAACTGAATGCGGTGGTGATGAAGTCCTTGTTGAGGATATCAAAACCGGCATACAGTTGCCAGATTAGGATGATGAAGCGGCTGAAGTCGTCGTTGTTGTTGATCAGGACCTGAGCGTTCGGGCCGCCAATACCAACACCAACAGCTTGAGGACCGAAGAAGTAGCCTTGAGCAACTTCGTAGGTACCAGCACCAGGGGAAGAACCCAGGGTAGCAGCTTGTGTCTTGTTGGGGAAGTTGGTCGACTCGAAGAACTTCACACCTTCAAACTGAACGCCAGTAGGCATTACAGGTTCACCAGCCAGGAAGTAACCTTGACCAGCTTGGGGACCTTGGAAGAAGCTAGCGTTGTTAGGCATCATGGGGTTGCCCATGTACATGCCTTGGCCAGGATTACCTGAGTAACGAGCGATCTCGCGGAAGTCAGGGTCACGACGCAGGTGCATCATGAACGTGGGGTCGCAGATGCAACGGTACAGACCATCAGCGAAGGTAGGAACGTTGCGCTTACGCAAGTCCTTAACAACGGTCAGAAGGTCGGTACGCACCTGGAACTGCTGAACATTAGCGGTGTACTCATCTGCGGAGTACACAGGGTTCTTTTCCTTACCACCGGGGAAGTAGTAACCACCCTGGGTAGAAGATGCAGGACCGTTAGCTTCGGCTTTGGACAGTTCGTCAAGGAAGACGCGGTCACGCCACCGGCGATAGTCGTCGAGCAGGGTCAGTGAACCGATACTCTGGTGGAACATGTTCAGGTTACCGGTGTCCAGCAGCATGCGCTGGGCGGTAATCAGGGTTTCACGAGCAATCTTAAAGGTGCTGGGCTGGGTGGGATCGCCGGGGTCCGCAGGACCGGTGTATTCCTTAAGCACCACCAGGACTTTCTCCTTGGTGATGTTACGGCTGTTGGCGGTACCAATGGTCTGGTCGGAAATGCGCTCGCGGCTATCCTTAGTACCGGGGTTGCCCCAGAACTTGTAGCGGTCGAGTTGAACGGTCTGACCGGGTTGGCGAGTAAAGTCGTGGACGACCACGGGCTCTACTGCCATCTCGCAGATGTAAGCAGGATGGGGACGGTAAAGTTCCGCGCCCAAAATCTTAGGAAAGTCGGTATCAATGAACACTTGTGTTTATCCTCCAGTGTCGCAGGACAGGGATGTCAGGTGAAAGATTTAGACAAGATTGTCTTATCTAAACAAATTTTAGCAGTTGATAATTTATCAACCGCACATTACACTTAAACAGCGTAATTAATGTTGCTCGAACCATACGCCTGGGGGTTAATTACCGTGCCAGGTTGAGAGCCTTGTTGGAAACCAGGAACGCCAATTGCGTTGACTACGTTAGAAAGACCGCCTCCGATGAGGCCACCAATTCCTGCCGAAATAGGAATAGACGCAATTTGTGAGGCGGCAAGTAGACCAGATTGTTGGTTTATCTGTTGTCTAGCTTGTTGCCTAAGATCTTTTGATGCCCTAGGAATGGATTTAACAGCATTCTTTTGGGCGTAACGTATTCCTTGTGGTAAAGCACCTAGCATGATACCGGCAGGTAATGCGTTAACACCTGCCATCAAAGCTTCGGTTGCAATACGCGCAGGGCCTTCACCTTGCTCTGTATCTTGTAGGTTACCGAGGATAGAACCCCCCGCACCCAACAAGCCTGCTGCACCTGCTCCCAGTAAGGGCGCATATTTACCAGCGAGAAGGCCCATTACGTCACTCCATCACAAACAATTTGTTTGCTAGAACTTGAGGCTGAGCTTGGTTGATGACGCGCCAGGCATTCTGAGGATCACGATCCATCATGTCCTTGAAGCTACCCCAGAAGTTTTCAGGCTGTTGCATAGCAGCAGCAGAAGGAGGAGCGGGGAATTGACCCTGTTCGTAAGCAACAGGTTGAGTGCGGTAACCAGGGGTTTCCAGTTGCTGCTCACTTTCGTACACAGGGTACGGACCTTCGGGGCCAAAGAACTTCAGCGTGTAATCGCTAAGTACGTCGGGGTTGGTAAGGATTTCGTTATAAGCAAGGTTCTCTTGATGCTCATTGACAGAGAACTGTGCATAACCCTGGATGGTATTAGCAGCTTGGTTGCCCCAGGCCACTGCACTATCCAGCATCCCTTCCAGGTTAAGGGCGTAGTTATTTAGGACGGCGGGTGCTTCGATTCCGAACGCGTCCATTACTTGGCGGCTTTCCTGGCTCATCCCCACGAAGTCCGCGATTTGCTCCAAGGACGGAGTCGAGGAGGTTTGGGAATAATTGGGCGAGTATTCCTGGCTGGGAGACCAGGTCTGCGGAGCCGATTGTTGCGTAGCTGGGCTGCTGACTTGTCCGTAGTTCGCCGGGGCGTACTGAGGAGTCGGTGCTGAGGGTTGACCCTGGAACGGGGATTGGACTGGTGCGCTCAGCAGGTTCACTACCTTGTTGAACGCCGACTCCCAAGGATTGCCCGCCGAGGAGCTCTGCGATTGGTCCGCTTGTTGGTACTGGGGGGCGTACTGAGTAGGGGCTGATTGGTAGCTGGGGGCTGCCTGAGGTACCGCCTGGGGGTAGCTCATACCCACTTGATACGGCACCGGTGCTGTTTGGTAGCTGGGCGCCGGAGCCGACTGAGCCGGTACCACGTAGCTGCTTGGAGCTACTGCTGGTGCTTGGCTCATCTGTGGGATCGATTGGACGGTAGCGTCCTGCATAACTCATCTCCTTTTGTAATGCTTCAAGAGTTCGATACAGATACGGAGTAAGATCCAATCTGGGATCCGCAGCCATCGGTAAGTCCGGTGATTGCGGGTGGGGGGTCTGCATCATGCCACCCACTAAGCGAGAGAAAGAAGAATATGCATTCTGTAATTCTCCCACCATCCTGAACGGGAACCCAGATAACATCTCGGCTCGTTCCTCATCCGTTTTTGACGGGAAGAGGTATTTCAGTGCTTCAATGCTATCAACACCTAATTCTTGTAGGTTGCGTACCACGATGGAATTATTAAGTATATCCTGGGTGGAGTCTTCATAAACAGGGCCCAACCAACGCCACTGCACAGTTAAATCGCCGTCAGGGATAAGACCTAATACACCGGGCGGTACTTGTTGTGTTTTAACACAAGCCATCATTAGCTGTTTGACACGCTCATCAAAACCAACTAAAGCATCGGCATACATATCTAATTGTTCTTGCGGCGCATCTTCTTTTGGCTCTACTGGTTTCTCCAGTCCGGCAGCAGCAGCTAGTGTCTCACGGAATAAACGCTCTTCCTGGTAAATGATTAACTCAAGGCAACGAGAGATGCCATACGTATAAATTGCGTTTGCTTTCTTCTTGGATGTGGCAGATACACGTCCAAATAGTGACTTGTATTCTGTTGCCGTAACGCCTGCTGAAATAGATAGTTCGTCTACACCACCAAGGGCAGTGCGAATTTCTTCTCGATATTGACGTGCAAATGAATTTTGGTCTCCTGTAATTGCATCTGGAACAATGTAACCAACTCGGTCATTTGGCTCCAGGTTTGCAATGATCCTTGGCACACGAATCTGTCCATCAACACCACGGCTGACGGGATCTGATTTAAATGTGGAACGGCTAAGGGCAGCTTGGCTGGTAAAACCTGAGTTGGCTGCAATAGATGGACGCTGTACAACAGAGTCGCCACCGGCTTCAATCAGGTCTGTCTTGGGACGGGAAGATAGTAGGGTTGGGCTACCAAAGAACTGAATGTTCTTACGCATGGTACGCACCAATTCATCATGCGTAACAATGTGATTAGCAAGCCCATCAAACTCACCCACGCCTTCAGTAGAGAAGCCTTTGGGGTTGTTGAAGATTTCTACACAGGGAATAAACCCGAGAGTGTTTTTAAATGTTTTAGTTTGACCAGATGCCACAGAATGTGGCTGATCAAATGAAAGCTCCCCTTCTGAATGCGTCTCTTCAATTGTTTTACGTTTGATTGACAGTTTAATAAAACGTCGGGCTCCTTGTCCACCAAGGGTTGCCGGGCCCATTAAGCTGCTTTGGTTCACATCTTGTGTGTAGCCAAAACCATTACGCACACGATAGCTGTAGATGATTACCACCTCATCCAGCTCACCGTCTATGTTGTAGTAAGTACGGTACTCATGCTTACGGAAATAATAGAGACGGTAATTGGCTTGTGTTGGACGTATGTAGAACAGGCCTTGCCCGTCACACATGCAATTATCCCAGATCGAATCCAGGCGTGTGTCTAGTTGGTTGTATTTAACTACGCGGTCAATAAAGTCTTTGCGTTGATTACCAAAGTTGTCTTGCGCTGGAAAAAATTCAACACCCTGACGGATGCCAAACATTTTCATTTGAGATAGATGAGAAGCAACAATGCCAGTGTCTACACCAGCCCCTCCGTCCTTGTCGAGGTAGGAATCAACAATTTCTTTAAGGCGACCCTTAGCATCGACAGCCATTAACTATTCTCAACTCTGCGTGTTTTTAGTTTAACAGATTTTTAGGAAATAGTTCTACGTACGAATCCAGGAGGAAGATCTTGGCTCATCTGTGGTCCCATAAAGAAACCAGCATTACCCATTGGTGCCATCCCACCTAAAGCAGCTGCATTTGGATAGGCTTGCGCAATCATACCGCCCATATTCCCAACCATTGCTGAAGGCAGCTGGAAAGGCTTGGTAAGCGGACGCTCTTCAAATTCTTTTGTATCTTTACCTGGTAACAATGGTGTTGGATTCCAAGGTTGGCCGCCGGGTATTTTAAATCTTGGGTCCGTTAAAGGATTAGAAGCACTTAAATAATTTGCTTCTGGTGCAAACGCACCGGCGGCGCCAGGTACGTTTCGTTCGCCGCGCATCATAACCATGTTTCAAAAGCCTAGTGATTTTATTTTACTCTTCCTCTACTTGGTAACCAGAAGCATCGTGTACCTTGCTCAACACAATACCTGCACCCTTCAAATCCCAGTTCAAAACATCTCCTTCTTGCCAGGACAATTCATCAATCAGTTCATCTGGAAACTCAATAAACAAATCTCCGGAATCAGCTTCTTGAATTTCTATGATGTAGCCAGTCATTTTGCTAAAAGCTTTTCTATTAGCTTATCAAGCTTAGTATTGATTTGCTTAAAGTTGTCATGCATTTCTTGAATTTCTCTTAAGAAGTCAACTTTAAGAACATACTCCAAGGGAAGGCGGTTTACTTGATTTTCCAACACGCTTAACCGGTTCTCTTGTGTATGTAACATGTCATGCAGGGTTCGCACTCTTTCGTGTGCGCGGGCAAGAATTTTATTGGCTACCCAGCTACCACCTCCTATCGAAGAGATAAGAGCCGTCAGGCCAAGTGCTATATATTCTGGACCCACGACCCAAATGCTTTTTTAATATTTTACTATCTAAAAATCAATTTGAAGATTACCCTTACGCATTAAACCTGTAATGAGCCAGACCAAAGCGTCGACCGTATCGTCGTGGCTGCTGACACCAAAATTAGTCAACTCTTCAAACAGAGTTGTAAAGTTGCGATACCGATTAAATACCACTTTGCGATCTTCAAACATACCCATAATCCCCCTAAAGCGAGCCAACTTATCCGCCCGGAATGCTTTAACGGGATGCCAAATCAAGTTATACAGTCCTTCGTTGTTCAGGCAAACACGTTTAAAGTCTGACTCCAGGGATGCCTGGTATGCCACTGATTCAGACCAGATATCACAGGTCGAATATGTAGGGAAGTAAAGGCCGTTTTCCTCTTTTCCAATGATGGACCAGTCATTGAGTAGCTCTTTTAACTCATCTAGTTTTTCCAAATTTCCCATGACGCGAAGGCGTCTGTAATCAATAATATGAATCTGATCACCAATACGTCCTCCAAGAATCATTACCGTGTAATCATTCTTTTCTTTGACACCAGCAGATAGATCAACCCCAATACCAAGCGCATCAAACTCAGTTGCAATTTCAGCTTTGACTAGTAGTTCAGGCGAAAGAGAAAGTTCGTTCTGCCTGACGATTTGATTCATGTACTGGAAAGAAAAAGCAATAGGTGCTTGCCGCTTCTTTTCTTTTAGGTATTCAAGTGACCACATTTCTGGCCAATAAGATTCTTCTTCTCCCGTTACAGGATCAGTGTTGATGGCAGAAAGAATAATCTGTCGCCAATTGTTTTGCTCATTGAAAGTAGTAGCGTGAATATCGTCATGCCTAAATCTGGTACCCAGGCAAATTGCACGTCCACCTTCGAACATGGTAGGTGCAATAACTGCGTTCCAGTTATCTTGCATGGTACGCCTAATATCTGGGTTGGATATGTCAGCACTACTTTTGATAGGGTCATCTATACAAACTAAGTGACTACGCTTGGAAGTAACGGAACCCTTTAGGCCCGCTGCACATAAAGTAAATTGTTCATCACCTGTATTTTCAATACCAGCAAAGCGATAATCAATTGACCAATACTCGTTACTTGTTACATTTTTAAGAAGACGTACCGAGGGGAAAACATCTTGGTATCGCTTGCTTTCAATGATGCGCTTAATGGTTGCTGACTTAGAACGTGCAATATCAACCGTATAAGACAAGTAAAGAATCTGGAGAGGTTTTTTGGCGGTGGTATGAACGCCAATTGCCCATGCCGCAAGCAAACCCAAGACTGTAGATTTAGCTGAACCCCTGCTGGCAAGTAAGTCTAGGTTGGGACCAGCGATCTTAAGAAGGCAGTCACTGTCTTGATTTGGGACAAGGTGATGATGCCACTCTAGATGGTGCTTAGCTGGTTTCTTTTTTTCGTCAATGTATTCACAAAAGAAAGCAAAATCTTCCCGTGCCTTCAGGAGTAGATCTTCGTCATCGCGTTTACGCACCTTGTGATTTTGCGCAGCAGCTTGTGCGTTACGCCGATAAGCAAGGTGTGTATGAGCTGGCATCTTCAGTAATTAACCGTTACTGAATACTAACCTAATCTTCTTTCTTTTTACGTTTTGACTCTTGATATTTACGTGCCTTGTCTAATGCAGCTTTACGTTTTTCCTTGTCATTCATCTCTGAGCCATCTTCTTTCTTAGCATCTTTCTTTTTTAGATACTCAAGAAACTGAGGTGGCATTTTCTTTTTACTCATCGACGCATCTGCCCAAGACCACGGACACGTTGTAGCAACTGCTCATACTCAGGACTGCCTTGTTCTGGAAGCCTATCAGCGCGACCAGGGCCAAAGTTAATACCTGAGCGCATCTCTTGTCCACGACCCATTGAAGGTTGCGGTGTAGCCTCAAGACCAAAGCCAGTCTGTGGAGTAGAGGTTTCAAATGGCGTTACTTGCTCTTGCGTCGGTGCGTACTGCTCTTGTTGTTGCAAAGCACGACGACGCATCGCCTGACCCTCCATTGCCTGCTGCTGTTGAGCGGCACCCATTTTATTCAAATTACCAGTGCCAGCACCCATGTTATCTAAGCTTATTCACTTAACTGCATTTTAGCCCATATACTCATTGACGCTTCATGCAGCGGACCCTCGATGGGATCATCTTTGAAGATAGTAAGTAACTCACGAATTGCCTGGTCAGCACCAGCCATTAGCAATCCTTTACGATCCTTGTTGGAAGTGTATGTTTCAACTTGCCCAATTGTCGAACGCAACTCTTTCTGCATTGCAGCAATACGTGCTACACCTGCGTCACGTTTGACGGCATAATTTTCAATGTCTTCACGTAACTTACGAAGATCTTCTTGCATCTCCAAGATTTCATCTAGGAGTACCTTGCGGTGATCTGGTTTTGGATATCGATTATTTAGCCAAGCTTCACATGAAGATATGGAGCCCGAGTAACCAGAAAACCGTGCATAAAGATATGACTCAATCAATGAGTAACAATCTTTAGCAAAAGCGTGAAATGATTCTTGAGTTGGTATGTCCTGATTGTCGACCCAGCGGTCAAACAACTCAATATCGATAAGCTCGTTGAGACTGTCCGTAGTCCCTTTCTTCGTCACGTTGCTTGAACTCCTGACCTTGCGCGGCAGAAGTCCTCTGCTCGGTTGCTCCTTTTCCGATTGTTTCACGTTCTTGAGCACCAGACTCCTCCATTTTCTTTTTGGAAAACTCATAAGCAACACCAGCGGCCTGGCGATACTTATCTAAATCAAACCAATCGTCAGTATTGGCTGAAGCTCCTAAAGAATTATTATCAATCATAATAACGCAGACAATTGAGGAGTGGGGTCTTGTCGACCTGTTATTTTAGTTTTTTTAATTTGACGATCTTTTGATTCCCTTAGACGATCAAGAAGTCCGGTAAAGCCATCCAGGCTAAAACCTTGATCAAGACCGTCTTGTTCTTCAGGAATCTGCATCTACTAGAAATTGCTCATCATACCAGCGAGTCCTTGAGAGAAGATGTCACGACGACCTTCAACAGACTTTTGACGTTGTTGACGCATTTTAGAACTTTCTAGCCTTCCCAGCAAATCACCGAATTGATTGATATCAAAAGAGGTTGCGCCATATTCCTGTTGCGAGGCTTGCTTCCTAAGCTCTGTTTTTTCTTCGGGAGACAAATTTGCATCTGCATTAATAGCAGAAACAGTGTCTAGGTAAGTACGAGCCATTTTTATAAAACCATAACTATCTAATCATAACAAATAAAAACCTAACTCCAGAAACCTGAAACAAGGTTGGAATAAACATTGCCGGTCGAACCAATAGCAGCCACCTCTTTGGCGCTTTCTTTTTTTAGCTTTTGTATATTAGTGTCGATCTCACCTTGTAGGTTGGTGAGTCCGGCGCTGTACAGATACTGCCTGGTATCACGTACATTTTGTTGTTGCGCTTCCAGCTCTACTGGAGTGCCCTCAAAACCTTCACTAAAGTCAGGGGTAGTGATCTTGGTACGATCAGCTAAATTGCCACCGTAAGAAGGAAGAAGTTTGGAATCAAACTTAATTTTTCGAATGCCGGTCTTATCCCCTTTCTCGTCAACACTCTGCTTTCCAAACATCGTGTCATAGTAATTATCCAGGTAGCTTTGATTGAACTTCTTCTGGTATTCCGGACTTTTAGTTAGAGAACTTTTGAAGTCCTCCATTGATCCGTAGTAACCCTGCTGGAATCGCTCCTGAGCCTTGCTAAGCTCTTCTGCTGTAGCAGGGCGCCCATATAACTCTTCATGAGCCGCCTGGATCCCTGTAGCCCTCTTTCCAGGTAATGCTGCGGTATATTGCTGAGTTAGTTCAGCAATGTCAGCTTCTGGGGGAGTGAGGTCATATCTGGCTGCGTAATCACGTAATTGATTTGCAGCAGACTCGTATCCAATTAATCCTTGGGCGAGTTGCTGTTGAGTTGTTGTTTTTAACCCTCCGTAAGCTGACGCTCCCGCTGCTTTGCGGGCATTTTTTTCTGCGGCAGCCTCTGCTCTTTCTTGGTCAGCACGATCCTGTAGTCTTTTCTCACTCGCCTGCTGATATTCTAATAACTTTGAAAAAGTATTATCAGGTGGTGGTGGGTTGTAGGTTACTTTACTGCCGCCGTATAATCCCATTTTATTGCTCCAGTTCTTTTTTAAACAAGGGGCGAATTAAACTGTTAATCTCTTTCATCTTAGCGTGTCCTTGTGTTATCAAGGCAACGACTGGGAGTATTTCATTTACATAATCTCGCAGTACGTGGGCATAAATTTTATCAAGATCGTCTCCCCGGTACAACACATTACTTATTTCCCAGGCGTTCCACATGCTTACGTGTTGAGAAAATAAACACTCACGGTTTTCTTGGTAAAATTTATTAGAAGGTAATCTGACGAAAAGGATTTCAACTACTGCCAACAATTCATTTTGAGTGACTATTTCAACTTCGTCATATATATCATCAATAGTTCTTAGGGCTTGAGATAAAAGAGTTAAGTATTCAACAGCGTTTTCATCGGTACCAGCTGCCTGGCCGATAATAAAATCAACCTTCAAATCGTTTTCTTTCCTCTCTTCTATTGAACTCATCGTCCCTCCTTATCCAAAATAACTAGAAGAAACTGGACCAAACATAGCATTTGTTTGGGCAAGCCTTGCAGCGGTTTCACGTTCAATGGCAAGCCTGTTTTCAAATCGAGCCCGTTCTTTCGACTCAGGTGATATGGCTGCCAGGCGTTCTCGCTTGGATGCTTCTGAGCCAAGTGCCAAGTCAAAAGGAGCTAAGAATTGTCTTTTATATTTTTCTGCTTCTTTTTCACGTCCAAAAGCAAGATCTGCACCCGTACCAGTCCCAAATATCTGGTTAAACATGGAGCCAGCAAGTGCTCCTTTATTTTGCTCACGTCCTTCCAGGATTGCCGCATTCTGTGCGTCTAGTTGAGCTTGTGCAATACGAGCAGACGTTTTTTGTTGGCCCATGCCAAACAAGCCACCGATTACGGAGCTTCCAAGACCAATGGCTAGACTCGTTGGATCAAACATACCACCCGCTTTGTTACCACTATTGAAATCGGAAGCCTCACCACCACCCCAGCTTTTGGTTGTACCCCTTAGGGTAGGGTCTGCTGTTAAAGAGCCAGAGCCGGTTCCAAAGTAGGCAGGCATGTTGTTATTCTAACTAAAGTATTTTTGAGGTCCTTGATAAGGAACGGAAGCGAAAGACATTCTGGGATATGCCTGTAATGTTTGATTCATTGCATCAACAGCGCTACGTGCACCAAGAACATTCATTGCTGCTTGATTGCCAAATCCCTGAGATATCTGTTCGGGAAGACCAAATAACAACTTGTAAGGAGCAGCGGCTCTCATGCGTTCTTGATCAAATTCATTTTGAACTTTTAATTTTGCGCGTAAAGCATCGGGAGTATTTTCCGCTCGTACATAATTTAAATAATCTTGGAAAAATTCACCATCATTGTCACCTGCTGGGTATATCTCACGCAGTGCAAATTGTTGTTGTTCTGGAGTGAGGCCTTCAAGCCTCCCAAGAGTTCCTTTATAGGTGTCTATGTCAAAACCCATGATCAACCCCGATATTGGAAGGCAGAAGCGGCGTAAGGATTGGGAGCAGTCATCATGGTACGCACAGTGTCACCAGCTTGTGCTTGAGCACCACCGGCAAGCTGAGCTGTATAGGCTTGACGATTCAACGCACCAGTAAGTTGACCCGTTTGTTGATTGAGTTGCATCTGCCGTTGCATTTGTGAATCTAAATACTGATTGGTAATCGGCAGCATTTCACGGGCGGTATCAACTTGTCCGCGCCTAGCCATCTCTAGTGCCTGCTGAAGGGTGGCCATGTCTTGAGCACTGTAACCAATGCCTGTTCCACCAGTTCCAGGGAGACCTGTAGGGCTCTTGCCTTCGGTCATCTGACGGCGATCAGAAGCACCTGCAGCATCCTGTACTGCCTGCCCACCAATACCAAGTACTTTGCCAATGCCACCGCCAATACTGGCGCCTACACTACTGCCGAGCAAGCTACCGCCTGCGTACAACGCACCCTTGGCGAGCATGCCGGGAAGACCAGCGGCAGGAATCGCACCAGCCAATCCTTTCATTGCTGCACCAGCAGCAAGCATGCCGCCTACGGAACCAGCAGCCCCTAGGTAATCTCCTTCGCCTAGTTCACTAACAGTGCGTCCAGCACCAGGGCCGTACCTGGCTGCTTTACCAAGAATACCCCTATTCGCATCTACAAGACCCGTAGCTTTAGTACCTGCACCACGGATTTGGTTTAAAAGAGCTTGAAAATAATCCGGTTCCTGCATGGTTGTCTTGGCGCTGATAACGCCTAGTGGACTAGATGGTCCCATCATCCCTTCCATCGGGAATTGACCTTGTCCCAAAGGTTGAACCATGATTTTACGCTTTACTTATTATGTTTATTTTATCAGCCTAAGTTTTCTGTATACTCAGAAGCCGAAGGTAATTGCGGGCGATTGGCTGTGGCAATTGCAGAATTAAGCATATTACCCAAGGCAATTCCTAGCAATGAACCTGCGGTTCCAGCGAGGGCAATCTTTCCTGCCTTTCCAGGACTTGGTTTAACATCTGACATTGCTTTGTTTGCGATAAGGGCGGTGGCAGTTCCAGCAGTAAAACCACCAGCCATTGGCAAACTTGCTGGAAAACCAAGGAGACGAATCTCCGGCTTACCCTCAAGGTTTTCCGTAGTTCCTTTTAAGATACCTAAGCCAAGTAAACCTTTGTCTTGATACATGTATTGCATGTAATTTCCATACCTTTCTGGGGTCAAGTTGGGAATATCTTGTTTTGCTGTTTCGTATTTCAACGGTTTACCTGTACGTCCCAGGAAAAAACGTTCAAACAATTCTTGAGTTGGTTGAGTACTTTCTCTGCGATCTTCTGAACCTTCTTCTGCATATGACTGAGCAAATCCTTTAGGCCTGAACTGCTCTCCTGGGTTAGTAATATCATATGTACCAGCTGTAGCAATAGCTGGCACAGCAATACCTAAGGAAATAGCTGCAGTTGCACTGGGGCTACCAAGAGCTTTTTGGTTTACACCAGCAAGTTCCATGCCCCTTTGTGCAATAGCTAATGGATGGTTGTATCGCCACCAGTAAGTACGTGTACCGTCATTGTTTACATCAATTAAAGTCCTAGAAGTATATGCCCCCAAAAACTGAGCAGGTGTTGTCTTGGAGCTAATACCCTTCTTTGCTACTTCAGTTTTAAAACGCGGATCCAAAACACTCTGCCCATATCCAACTCCATCGCGAATCATCCTCTGCTGGATTAAATCAGCTTTTTTAAAGCCGCGAGCAAATTGTTTAGCTTGATATCTTACGTCCATTCTTACTGCCGGTTTAAACCGTAAGGATCTAGAGAACCTGGTACTTGCATACCACGTACCAGAGATGATTCAATACCTTGCAATTGGAACATTGTTCCTGGAGACAGGGACTGAGCTTGTAAATCATTAACCGTCTGACGCTGCATCAACTGCTGCTGCAGTGAAGCTGTCTGATCCATCACAGTAGGCTCCGCAGTTAACTGCTGCAGGAGTGCTGGATCTTGCATGGCAAGTTGGGTGGCAGGAGCAAAAGATGCCATGAGCACTGGCGCTGCAACAGTGCCAACACCCATTGCAAGTTGTTGCATGCCAGAAGGTTTGAATTCTGGTACACGATCAATAGTCTTAACACCATTCTTGACGTTCTCACGCAAAACCGTTTGCCTTACTCCAGGGGCACCCATCTTACTTGCCAAACGAGCACCTCCAAGAGACAGTCCCATATCTAGTGCCGCAGTACCTACAGCCTCTGGGATACTGCCACCAGCAGCAAGCGTAAACAGACCACCGGTAATAGCACCGGGGATATTCTGAGCCAATATCTCCTTGCCTTCAGAACCTAAAATCTTCTGGCCAATCTTAGAAGAGGCAATCTGTTGTGCTAAGCGACCGGCAAGCTGCACTGTATTTCACTTATCTATATATTTATTTTAACGTCAACAATTTACGCAACGGTTTTACCAGGAGATATGTTTTGTTCATCTTCTGCTATTGTTTCACTTCCCTCAGCTTCTTCTTTACCTGCATACAAGTCTTTGCGTTTTAACAATTGAGCAACTGACACTTTATCTTCCGCCTCATTCTCAACACGATTTTCAGCCATTGACATCAAGTAGCCATTGGGATCAGGATTCCGCATCCTTGGCATTGGATTCTTAGCACGTTTACCAGGATTAACAGTAGGACTTACGTTGTAAGCATCAACCCATTCTTGGTTGAAGTCAGGCTGATTCTGTGGGCGATTACGAGTGAGTGCACGGCCCTCCTCAAAGCTGTACGCTACGGGTCTATCAAACCTACCTAGTCCCTCAAAAAGCTCATAATCTTTGGGATCCAGTTGATTCTCATCGTCAAAAAAAGGAGAATTACCCACAAACCTAAGACGTGGGTTAAGGGTTGTCTTTCTTGTTTGCAAGGCATTGGTTAGGTGCTCCGCTTTAAAGCGTGATGGCGTCCAGGGGGGTGCACCTGTTGATGGCTTGGAAGCAAACAAATCATTGAAGTTGAGTTGTCTGGCGACACGCCCACCTTCATTGAAAGGATTGTTTAGGTAGCGACCAAGCTCAAGGCGATCATCTCTTGCCATTATTCTTTATCCTTTTTCTTGTTATGCAATCCTACCAATGTTTGGCGTAACCGTGCTTGTTTCACTGTTTTGTCATCGTACTTAGTGGGCTCAGCAAGAACATTTTCTTGTAGCTGAGCAGAAGTAATACCCTTGCGTTTTGCCTTGGCAGTAAACGCACCTTCCTTCATCTCAGCTTTTTGAATCCACTTGTTTGGCTTTTTCTTTTTATCGGCCATGATCAGATTCTTTTGGTACGTAGAGACTGCATATATTGATTAAGTTGTTCTTGAGCACCAGGGGCATTGCTTGATTGTAAACGACGGATGGTTTCAGACGCATCAACAGAAGCACGTGCTATATCAGGTGTCGAAGAAGGTCTTGTACCAAAAGACTTGGATAAAACAGCAGTTGGTTTGCGCATCGCTTCTTCAGTGTAAACAAAACCTTCTGGCGTACGCTGAGCTGGTGAATGTACAGAAGGATTCCAACGCACAGGGCTTGATACCATAGCCTCACGCCTTTGTGGATCCATTCCAATCTTGGGACCCATTGCCATCTCTTGTGCAGCAGTGGATGCAAGTTCTCTTTCCTCAGGAATATATGATTCCATTTCAACCGCCCCGGCTAGACCTCGGATACTGGAACCAGAAGCTGGTTTCTCTACGATGCCAGCAGGTACGGCCCTTCTTCCTGTACGCACCTCTAGGGTTTCAGGAAGAATTTGACCTTCGGGTGTTTGTTGATAAAAAGCACGAACACCTTCTTGTAAATCGGCAACTTTATATATAGACGGGAATTGCGCTATGTCGCTTTCTTTTGTTTGAATAATATTACGTGCTTCACCGCGAACGGACTCCGCTTCGTCTATTTGCCGAGACAATTGTAAATACTCAGGATTAACAATCTCTCTTGGAGGAGCCTTGCCTTCTCTAAATATTTGACGATTTCTATTATAGATATTGGCAGCAGAGGCATTGCCCTGCTGCATACCATACATTGCCATATTGGTTTGTTCTTCTAAAGCAGCGTACGCTGGATTAATAATTGTTTTGGGTATACTTCCACGAGTGGCACCCAGCTCACTAATGCGGTTGGTCATTCGTATGTCAACATCTTCTTGTGTGTCAGTATCTGCTACTCGTCCTTTAAATGGAGAATAAAGAGAAGATGTTTTTAACTCAGCAGGAGCATCTCCTTTTAAAGATTGTGCAGTAACTAATTGCTGTCCTTTTGGCTGAACAGTGATGGGTAAAGAAGGAGCTTCAGAAATTAACGATAAAACATTTGGATCTCCTGTGGCTGCGTACAATTCAGAAGCTTGTTTAAGACGAGTACCCTCTGCGCCCTGTAACATTTCACGCTCCACTCCTAAGCCACGATACCCTTTTGCTTCTTGTGCTTCACGAATCTCTTGCATACGGTTCTGTGCAAAACTCAAAGCCCCTTCCGCTTGATCAACTGGA